CATCAGTTAAAACGATTAACTTCCATCCCGATCTCTTCATTTCATACGTAAAAATAGTCTCTTCTCTATGACCTACTTTAGAAAGTCTAAGATCATAGCCATGTTTACCCGCTTCTTTACGAAATAAAAACGTACTACCTTGTAAGTGATCAACTTCAATTGTTTTTTGCTCGTGCTTTTCCATCCATTGTATGTTCAGGCCTAAAAATATATCTTCTATTTTATTTGACCCTAATTTACTATAATTAAAAGGATTTTTAGGGTCTAGTATTAATGGCCCTACAGCCCCTACATTTGGATTATTAAAAGCGTAATCGCTTAATTTTTGCAATGTATCCGCTTCCATTATATTATCATCATCTAAACGCCAAATCCAATCTGTTTTTACATCTTCTAATGCGCGCTGATGATTAATAATTTGACCGCGCCGCCCACCTACTTTTACTTCCCAATTAATACCGACTCTATTTAACAAGGTAAATAGATTTTTGTATATTTCATTTTCTCGCAAATCTTCTAAAGTCGGATTATCATCGTAGATAAAAAGAACACCGGGCTTTACGGTCTGATTTATTACAGATGTTAAAACTAGCGGCAACGTTGTTGAAAAACGACCCTTTGTAGATACAGTAGCAGTAACATTATCTAAAACCATACAGATATATTATATGCCCACATAGAAAATGCTACAGTTTGCATAAATATATTAAACGGTATGCTTCTTAAACTTATTACACAAGCCCCTATTGTAGAAGGTTTGGACTTCTTAATTGAAGAAGGGAACAAAGATAAACCAGCAAGCTTATATGTTACTGGTATATATATGGTTGCTGATGAAAAAAATCGTAACAACCGTATTTATAGTAGAGAGGAAATGCAGAAAGAAGTAAACCGCTACAATGAAGAATTTGTTATTAAGAACAGAGCATTAGGAGAATTAGAACACCCACAGAGTGCGACAGTAAACAGCGAAAGAGCATGTCATCTTATTACAGAATTAAGAATGGACGATAATATTGTAAGAGGTAAAAGCAAAATACTCAGCACCCCTTTAGGTAAAGTAATGGAATCTTTAGTTAGAGATGGCGTAAAAATGGGTATGTCATCTAGAGCTCTTGGACAGCTAGAAGATAAGGGTGGCGTTAATTACGTCAAAAACATGAAACTAATTACTATTGATGCAGTAGCTGATCCTTCAGCCCCTGGAGCATTTGTTAATGGTATATTAGAATCTAAAAATTTTATAATCAAACAAGACGGCGGGTATGAAGAAGTATATAATACTTTTGAGAATAAACTTACTTCTTTACCACGTAAAGAAGTAGATGCCTATTTAAGAGAGCATATTATCCGCTTTATTAATTCTATTAAATAATATGAAAGAAAAACAAGCTATAGTCAATTTTATTAAAAACGTTGCTAACAATAATTTTAAGCAAGCCGATGCTTTGTTAGCTTCTATTGTTAACGAAAAGATAAAAGCCCGTGTACAGGCCGCGAATGCAAAGTTAACAAATAGCAAATAAACCACTCAAATTCCATCGCGAAATACATAAATACTCTTATCCATATGAACGACATTACCAATCTTTTAAAGGAAGCCACTAAGGACCTCTTATCCGAGGACAGCCTTAAGGCTATTGCAGAAGCAGTAGAAAAGAAAGCAGAAGAAAAGGTACAGTTAGCTGTTGAAGCAGCTTTAGTAAGACAAGATGAAGAATATGCATCTAAGCTTGAGAAGGTTCTCGAGGCTATTGATGCTGATCATACTGAAAAGCTTGACAAGATTGTAGGTCGTATTGACGAAGTACATGCTAAAAAGTTTAAGCATGCCTTAGCAACTCTTGATGAATCTCATTCAGGTAAGCTTTTACAGCTCGTAAAGCTTTATGAAAATGCTCTTAAGAACGAAGCAAATCAGTTTAAAGAAACTCTAGTAGAACAGCTTTCAAACTATATTGAGCTCTATATTGATAAAGCAATTCCAGCTGAACAGATCAAGGAAGCTACTGAAAATGCTCGTTCCCGTAAAATTGTCAATGAAGTTAAGCGTCTTGTTGGCTTAAGCGATGAATTCGTTAATGAAAGTATTAAAGAAGCTCTAGTAGATGGTAAAAAGCAAATCGAAGAAGCTAATGCAAGAACAACTGAAATTGAAAAGCAGCTTAAGCTTGTAACGGAAAGAGCAGCTAATGCCGAAAAGCAGATTTTCTTAGAAAAGAAATTAGAAAATTTCCCAACTGCAAAGAAAGAATATATGCAACGAGTACTTTCTGAAAAGAGCCTGACCGCTATTAAGGAAAACTTTGAATATGTTGCAAATATGTATGATAAGAAGGAATCCGAAGATGTAGAGACTCTTAAGGAATCCACTACTCCAAAGACAAAGGGTGTAGATGTCATTACAGAAAATACAAAGACTGTAAATGAATCTAGATCATTCTCTACCGCTGATGGAGACGGTTCAGACTTCGTAGCAAAAGCATACGTAGCTGAGCTTACTAAAAAGGCATACTAATTTATAGTATTTATAAATCAGATTTTTTCAAAAAGTCCCCGGAAACGGGGGCTTTTTTTGTAAGTATTTACTCAATCGTTGAAGTACTGTTAAGTACTTGAGGTATGTTAGTTAAAACAAACATTTAGTTATATGAAACAGATTAAACCTTCACAATCTTACATCAATCAAGATCGTGCTGCAGGCCTTCTCAAAAAGTGGGCTCCATTGCTCGATCATGCTGATGAAGCAACACCAGCAATCAAAGACGATCACACACGTTTAAATACCGCTATCCTTCTTGAAAACCAAGAACAGTGGTGCATAAACGAAGCTAGCAACACTGCTGGCGCCGGTGGCGTTTTCGGTAGCACCGCATCAATGGGCTTCGGTGGTAAGCCATCCAGTGACTTCTATGCTACTGGTGACGCTCGTCTACCAAAGATCCTCATTCCGATGATCCGTCGTACCTTCCCAGAGCTTATCACCAACGAAATCGTAGGTGTACAGCCAATGAGCGGTCCAGTAGGCCTTGCCTTCGCTCTCCGCTACAAGTACGAATCAGATCCTCTCGGTGCAACCAGTCCAGACGGCGCTTACGGCGCAGCTTCTAACACCCCACAAGGGTGGACAGTAGCATCTGACGGTACTGAAGTAGGTTGGAACTATCTCAACACTCGCTTCACTGGTACCTCAGCAAGCTGGCTCTCCGGTGGTGCAACAGCAATCACTGGTTCAGAAGCCTTCAACATTGTTGGCTCTGACCAAGGTGTAGCAAATCTTCTCGCTAACTTCGAACTTTCAAGTAACATCCCACAAATGGTTGTTGCTTTCGAAAAGACAGCTGTTGAAGCTGGTACTCGTAGATTAGCAGCTCGTTGGTCCGTTGAACTTGAGCAAGACCTCAAGAACATGAACGGTATCGACATCGATAACGAACTCACCAACGCAATGAGTTACGAAATTCAGGCTGAAATTGACCGTGAAATGGTAATTCGTATGTGCCAAGTTGCAATTAATGCAGGCTTTGGCCAGGGTTACTCAGTATGGTCCCCAGTTTCTGCTGATGGTCGTTGGCTCGGTGAGCGTAATCGTGATTTCTATGCCCGCATTATCGTTGAGGCAAATCGCGTAGCAATCCGTAACCGTCGTGGCGCAGCTAACTTCATTGTTGCTACCCCACGCGTTTGCGCAATGCTTGAAATGCTCCCAGAATTCCAATGGTTCCCAGTACAAGGCAATGTCAACACTCAACCTGTTGGTATCGCTAAGGTAGGTACCGTTGGTGGACGTTTCAACGTTTACCGTGATACACGCACAGAGGCTCAGTTTGAAGCTGGTCTCCGTGGCTCTACTCGCGTAGAGTATGCGCTGTTGGGTTATAAAGGTCCAGAGTTCTATGACACTGGTATCATCTATTGCCCATACATCCCTGTAATGGTACAACGCACTATTGGTCCTAACGACTTCTCGCCTCGCGTTGGCTTGCTAACGCGCTACGGTGTTGTCGATAACATCTTTGGTGCTAACCTTTACTATCACGTAATTCTGTTGAGCGGACTGGGCACGGCATTTACGCCAGGCACTCAATCAGTATACTTCTAAGAAATTAGAGGTAGGGCTAAAAAGAAAACCATTTCACCTAGTAAGTCCTAGGAA